TTCTGCGAGACCTACTTCCCGGATGTCTTCTACTTCGCCTGGTCGCCCGACCACCTGCGGGTGGTGGAGAAGATCGAGCGGGCGGTCCGCACCGGCGGCCTCTTCGCCATGGCCATGCCGCGCGGCAGCGGGAAGACCGTCCTCTGCCAGACGGCGGTGGTCTGGGCGGCGCTCACCGGAGCCACGCCCTTTGTCTGCCTCATCGCCGCCAGCGCCGAGCGGGCCAAGGACCTGCTCGAGAACATCATGGTCTGGCTGGAGACGAACCCGCTTCTCGGAGAAGACTTTCCGGAGGTATGTTATCCCATTCGCTGCCTGGAGCGGATCACGAATCGCCAGAAGGGCCAGAAGCACCAGGGCGAGCCGACCCGCATCGAGTGGACGAGCGACAAGATCGTCCTGCCGACCATCGCCGGCAGCCGCGCCTCGGGCGTCGTCATCTCCTGCTCCGGCATGAAAGGTTCGGACATTCGCGGGCAGAACAACGCCCGGCCCGATGGTCGCGTGGTACGCCCGCAGTTGGTGCTCGTGGACGACCCGCAGACGACCGAGTCGGCCTGGTCGCCCAGCCAGAGCGAGCGGCGCGAGGCGATCCTCGCCGGCGATGTCCTGGGCATGGCCGGGCCGGGGAAGAAAATCGCGGGCCTCATGGCCTGTACGGTGATTCGCCCCGACGACATGGCCGACCGGATGCTCGACCGGGAGAAGCACCCCGAGTGGCAAGGCGAGCGAACGAAGATGGTCTACGCCTTCCCCTCGAACGAGAAGCTCTGGGCCAGGTACACGGAACTGCGGTCGGACTCGCTGCGCAATGACGGCGACGGGGCCGAGGCCACTGAGTTCTACCGCGAGAACCGGGAGGCGATGGATGTCGGCGCGGTTGTCGCCTGGCCGGAGCGGTTCAATGAGGACGAACTGTCGGCCATTCAGCACGCCATGAACCTGAAGCACGACCGTGGCGAGTCGGCCTTCTTCGCCGAGTACCAGAACGAGCCGGTGGTCGAGGCCCAGGGCGAGGAGATGCTCTCGGCCGACGAGATCGCCTGCAAGGTCAACGGCTACCAGCGCGGCGAGGTGCCCCTCGGTGCCAGCCACCTCACCATGTTCATAGACGTCCAGCAGAAGGCCCTGTTCTGGATGGCCGTGGCATGGGAGGAGTCTTTCACTGGGCACATCGTCGACTACGGCACCTGGCCGGAGCAGAAGCGGGCCTACTTCACACTGGCTGACGTGCGGGCCACCATCGCGCGGGCGGTGCCGGGCGCAGGACTGGAAGGCCAGATCTTCGCCGCCCTCGAACGGCTGACCGCCGAGCGGTTGTCGGCAACCTGGCGGCGTGAGGATGGGGCCGAGATGCGGATTGACCGCTGCCTCATCGACGCCAACTGGGGGCAGTCCACCGACGTGGTCTACCAGTTCTGCCGCCAGAGTCCCTTCGCCGCCGTGCTGCTGCCGAGCCACGGCAAGTACGTGGGGGCCTCCAGCATCCCGTTCAGCGAGTACAAGAAGAAACGTGGCGACCGCGTGGGGCTGCACTGGCGCATCCCCAACACCATCGGCAAGCGCCAGGTCCGCCATGCTCTGATTGACACCAACTACTGGAAAACCTTCGTTCACGCCCGCCTTGGCGTGGCCATGGGCGATCCGGGGTGCCTGTCGCTCTTCGGTCACGACGAGGAAACTCACCGACTGCTCGCTGACCACCTGACGGCCGAGTACCGGGTCCGCACCCTGGCCCACGAGCGGACCGTGGACGAATGGAAACTCCGGGCCACACGGCCGGACAACCACTGGCTCGACGGGTTGGTCGGCTGCGCCGTGGCGGCTAGCATCCAGGGCGTCAGCCTGGCCGGCGTCGAGGGGCGAATGCCATCGCGTCCACGCCTTCGTCTTTCACAACTCCAGCGAGGTCGAGTATGAACACGCAAGACACTTCCACCCGCCAGCCAACGTCCCAGGTTTTGGGATTGGCCTGCCCACACTGCGGTTGCCGGCACCTGCCCGTGCTCTACACCCGCCAAACGCCGAACGGTCGGATTATGCGCCGTCGTCTGTGCCGGCACTGTGGCGTGAGGCTCACGACGTGGGAAAAAGTCGGGCGGTGAGCAGATTCATTACACATCTGTACGAAAATTCCGCGGCCGCCCAATTTTCATGTGCGGGATCGACCCTGTCCGGCAATAAGCATTGCGTCGCCCGGGAGCGGGCCGCGGAGGTGCCAATGGACGAGGGTCTGGACAAACAGATCAGCGAAAACGCTGCCGGTCCGAAGTCTGCCAGCGGTGATGCGGGCAGCATGGAGCAGCACCCCTTGCCCGACCAGATCGCCGCCGACAAGTACCTGGAATCCAAGCGGGCCAGCCGCGGCAAAGGCCTCGGCATCAAGCTCGTCAAACTCGCGCCGGGAGGGAGCGTCTGAATGTGGCCGTTCCGCAAGAAGAGGAAGTCCCAGGCGTCCCTCCCGGCCACGCTTCAGGCCGGCACCAGGGTGCCGGTCGTCCTGCGGGCGCGTTATGACGCGGCGCAGACCACGGCCGACAACGCCCGCCACTGGGCGATGGCCGACGCCCTCTCGGCCGACAGCGCCATGTCGGCCGACGTGCGCCGGAAGCTGCGGCAGAACGCGCGGTACGAAGTGGCCAACAATAGCTACGCCAAGGGCATCGTGCTCACGCTGACCAACGACTGCATCGGCACCGGCCCGCGGCTCCAGATGCTCTCCGGCGACGTGAAGCTCAACCGCCTGGTAGAGGAGGCCTTCGCCGACTGGTGCCGGGCGGTCCGCCTGGCCGGCAAGCTCCGCACCATGCGGGCGGCCAAGGCGACCGACGGCGAGACGTTCGCCGTGCTGACGGCCAACCCGCTCATTGACTCTCCCGTTGTGCTCGACGTGCAACTGGTCGAGGCCGACCGCGTGGCGGCACCGTGGCTCGCCTCCGGCAACGCCGCCGACATCGACGGCATCACGCTCGACGGCTGGGGCAACCCGCGGAGCTACTCGATCCTGCAGCAGCATCCGGGGGACCTGGCGAACTGGCGGCACGAGTTCGACCTGGTGGACGCTACGGCGGTCATCCACTGGTTCCGCGAGGACCGGCCGGGCCAGCACCGGGGCGTGCCGGAGATTACCCCGGCCTTGCCCCTCTTCGCCCAGCTGCGCGACTACACCCTGTCGGTGATCGCGGCGGCGGACACGGCGGCCGAATTCGCGGCGGTGCTCTACACCGACTCGCCGGCCAACGGCGAGGCCCAGGCTCTGGAGCCGATGGACATCGTCGCCCTGGAGCGGCGGATGGCCACGGTCCTGCCGGACGGCTGGCGACTCAGCCAGGTGGAGGCCCAGCAGCCGGTCACGGGCTACGGCGAGTTCAAACACGAGATTCTGAACGAGATCGCCCGCTGCCTGAACATGCCCTTCAACGTCGCTGCGGGGAACAGCGCAGGCTACAACTACAGCAGTGGCCGTTTGGACCACCAGACCTACTACAAGTCGATTCGCGTGGAGCAGGCGCATCTGGCTGAAGTGGTGCTCGACCGCATCCTGGCCGCCTGGCTCTACGAGGCGTCGCTGACGCCGGAGTTCGCCGTGCTCCGCGGCCTGCGCGGTGTGCCGCACCAGTGGTTCTTCGACGGCGCGGAGCATGTGGACCCGGCGAAAGAGGCCACGGCCCAGGCCACGCGGCTGACCTCGAACACCACGACGCTGGCCATCGAGTATGCCCGTCAGGGCCGCGACTGGGAAACGGAACTCAGGCAGCGGGCCAAAGAGAAATCGCTGATGAAGGAACTCGGCCTGGTCGAGGAACCGGCCCCGACCGACGAAGACGACGAGGAAGAGGAGACAGACGCCGATGTCGAAGCGCGACGCGCAGCCTGAGTACCTGTTGTTCCAGTGCCCGCTGACGGTCGAGGCCGCTGAGGGCGACGGCGCGAAGCAGATGCCGCGTTTCCGCATGGTCGCCTACACCGGCGGCACGATGCGGATCAGCGGCTTCCCGCACCCGGTGGTCGTGGACCTCGAGGGCCTGGCCATCGACCGGCAGGACATCCCCGTGCGGCTCGACCACAAGCCCATGCAGGGCGTCGGCCACACCCAGCGGGTGGTCATCGCCGACGGCCAGGTCCTGGCCGAGGGCCTCATCAGCCGCGACACCTCGTGGGCCCGCGACGTGGCGAAGTCCGGCGTCAACGGCTTCCCCTGGCAGGCCTCGATCGGCGCGGCCGTGATCGACGCCCAGTTCATCCCCAACGGTCAGCACGTCAACGTCAATGGCCGCACCTTCACCGGGCCGCTGCACGTGGTGCGGCGGGCCGTCCTCAAGGAAATCTCGTTCGTCGACAGCGGCGCCGACAGCAACACCGTCGCCAAGGTCGCCGCCCAGTCCCCCCAGGCAAAGGAGCCGATTCAGATGGAAGAGACCAACACCGCCACGCAGGAAGCTGGAGTCCAGGACACCCATGTCGAGACCCCCGAGACGCCGCAGGCCAGAAGCGACGCGCCGCCCGCCCAGACTCCGAAGCCGTCTCCGGCCCAGGCCGCGCCCGCCACGCCGGCCACGGTGAATGCCGCGGCCGTCGCCGACGGCGACCCCATCGTGGACATGCGCCGCCGGATGGCCGCCGAGACCCGCCGGGTCGAGGCCATCCGCAAGCACTGCGCGGGCAAGCACCCGAACATCGAGGCCCAGGCCATCGAGGAAGGCTGGGACGAGACCAAGGTCGAGCTTCACATCCTTCGCGCTTCTCGGCCCCAGGTGCCGGCCGTGGCCTCGCGGCCCCGCAACACCGGCCCGCAGGTCTTCGAGGCCGTGGCCCTGATGGCCGCCGGGTGTTCCATGAGCCGTATCGAGGCCCTCTACGCCGAGCCGATTCTGGAGGCCGCCGACAAGCTGCGCGGCGTCGGCATCCAGGAGTTCTGCGAACTGGCCTGCGGGCAGCAGTTGCCGCGCTACCGCCGCGACGCCTCGGGCTGGCTCCAGGCGGCCTTCTCCACGGTCTCCCTCCCGAACATCCTCTCCAACATCGCCAACAAGATGCTGTTGGAGGGCTACAACTACGTCGAGGACTCCTGGCGCTCGATCTGCCGCATCGCCAGCGTGAACGACTTCAAGGAGCACAGCCGCTATCGCATGACCGGCTCGTTCAAGTTCGAGCAGGTCGGGCCCGACGGAGAACTCAAGCACGGCAAGCTCGATGAGCAGAAGTACGGGCAGAAGGCCGACACCCACGGCATCATGTTCGCCCTGACGCGGCAGATGATCATCAACGACGACATGGGCGCGTTTACCGACATCCCGCGGCAGATCGGCATGGGCGCGGCCGAGAGCATCGCCGACGCCGTGTGGGGCCTCTGGCTGCGGAACCCCGTGCAGGCGGACGGCAAGGCCTTCTTCCACGCCGATCACAAGAACTACGCCGAGGGCGCCGACACGGCCCTGAGCGTCGACTCGCTCACGGTCGCCGAGGTGATGTTCGGCGAGCAGACCAAGCCCAACGGCCGGCCCCTGGGCATCCCGGCCACGCTCCTGCTGGTGCCGACAGCCCTGAAGGTGCCGGCCGAGATGCTGATGAAGTCGCTGATCCTGAACGAGACGACGACGGCCAACAAGGGCAAGCCGAACACCAACCCCCACGTCGGCAAGTTCACCGTCGTGAGCTCCGTGTACCTGTCGAACGCCAGCTTCACCGGCGCGAGCTCGAAGGCCTGGTATCTCCAGGCCGACCCGAACCGCCTGCCGGCCATCGAGGTCGCCTTCCTGAACGGCGTGGACCGGCCGACCGTCGAGAAGACTGACGCCGACTTCAATACGCTCGGAGTGCAGTTCCGAGGCTATATCGATTTCGGCGTGAGGGAGCAGGATTTCCGGGCGGCGCTCAAGATGAAGGGCGAGGCGTGAGCCTCCCCCCAGGGGCGTGAACGGTAACGACACCTGAACACAGGCGGCTGCGGGCCGCAGACAAGGAGACCAAGACATGGCGCAGGCGTTTCAGGCGAGGTTTATCCAGGAAGGCGCGAGCATCGACTACACGCCCTCGGCGGCGGTGGCTGCCGGGCAGGTGGTGGTGCTGGGGTCGATGATCGGCGTGACGAAAGTGCCCATCGAGGCCAATGCCCTCGGGGCGCTGGCCGTGCGGGGCCTCTTCGACGTCGTCAAGGCCAATGAGCAGCAGGCGCAAGGGGCGGCCCTTTACTGGGACGCCGACGGCAATCCCTACGGCGGCACGGTCGGCACGGGCTGCGCGACCACCACCGCCGACGGCAACACCTTCATCGGCTTCGCTCAGTCGGCGGCCGGGGCCACGGCCGAGACGGTCCGGGTGCTCTGGTCGGGGCCGGTCACGGTCACGAACACCGTGCACAACGCGCTGACGGCCGAGATCGATGACCCCGGCGCTGCCGGGGCCATCCCGGTCACCGACAGCGGCCACGTGGACATTGTCACGGCGGCCGCCGAGACGCGGACCCTGGCCGCCCCGACCTATGTCGGGCAGTTGCTGCTGATCTCCCTGAAAACCGACGGCGGGGACTGCGTGATCACCTGTGCCACCACAGTCAACCAGACGGGCAACAACACGATCACCCTCGGTGACGCCGGCGA